ATGCTTACATCAAAAAATGAAAAAGAGAGACATTTGGCTGAATGGATTATCAGATATAGATTTATCAGAAATCATACTCCGGAAAAGCTTACAGAAAAACAGATCCAATTAATCGACAGGATCGACGTAGAGAAGACTCAGAAAAAGGAAGAACAGTGGTTGACTAATTACGAGAATGTAAAGGAATTTATAGAAAGAGAAAAGCGATGGCCTTCCAACAAAACAACAGACCCGGAAGAACTCAGGCTTTTCCACTGGTGTCTGGCACAACGGATCACCAGAAAAAACACGCCTAAATACAAACTAAATAAAAAACGTATCAAATTGTTGGATGCTATCGGCTTTCGCTGGGATTCATATACATCGAGAAGGACATGGAAGGAATCTTTCGATCTGGTGAAGGAGTTCTATAACAATACGGGGCACTGGCCTGTCCACACTAAAGATCCGGAAGAAACGAAACTGGCCAAATGGTGCAGCAAAATGAGGGCTTACAAAAATCAGACGGACACAAGCGTCACGCTGACTTCCAGACAGATCAAAAAATTGAATGATCTGGGCTTCGACTGGACCGGTAGTTATGGCAACAACGGACGTTCTCCGGAGCGGGTCAACAGAATATGGATCGAAAGATATCACGAATTTTGTGAATTCACAGCAAGCAAAAAAAGATACCCCCGTGTCAAATCCGAAGATCCGATAGAAGAATCTCTATACTCGTGGTGGATGAGAATGGCTTATCTGAAAAGAAGAAACAAACTCAGCAGCGAACGTATCCATTTGCTTGATTGCATCGGTTTCAGATGGGGAAAAGGAAGTGAAGAATAAAAACAAAAAAAAGGTTTGAAAAATGAATTTCAAACCTTTCTTGTTGTTCTACCAGAACACCCCACTTTTTCAACTCTATATATCTGTATATGAATATCTCTGAAAAATCAACATTTTACCCAAACTGGCCAACTATATAACAAGAACGATTTAACACCAAACTGAAACAAAAATGTCCCCTCTTCTATCCCCGAATAAAAAGAGCCCGATGGAGTTAACCGCCGGGCTCACCAGACTAAATACAATTGTGTAATCAGAATCGTATTTAATCTAGCTAAACTCTTTATCGAAAGCTTGAATACTATCCATTCAGAAAAAAACAATATAATCTAGGACTTGATAAATTCATTGTATGGTTCATAATATATATCTCCTAAAAATTTCATACTTGAATCCTCAAGAATAATAGCCTCTTGCTTACCAACAAGACGTCCTACGTTTTCATTTTTACAGGTTTGTAGATACTCATACAATTGCATATTCTGTTCATCATTTAGAATTCTTTTATATAATAACATAGTTGAAAAGCCTATTTTAAAATCTTTATCTGAAAACTGTATTTTACTATTACGAAGAAAAATATGCCCTATAAATATTGGATTGTGAAGTTCTATTTTACTCACCACATTATTACAATAAACAGTTAACATTACCCTCATTTTTTCTGTTAATTCATAACTGATGTTAATTACAAAAAAACTCCAATCAATATTATCATTAAAATCAAACACTTCAAATTCATAAAATATTTTTTCTGAATCAGCTAATTTTAAACTTAACATATTGCTGTCCGTAATAGATATAGAAATTGGAGAATATGCTCTTTCATAAATAAAAGATATTATATTTTTATTAGTAAAAGACTCTCGCTTAGGGAGTGCCAAGGATATTACTAGTTGAAAATCAAAGAGTGATTTCAATATTTTTAATCCAACCTTAAACAATACTTCGCCTACTTTTGATAATAGTAGATGAATAACCAAAACACCGGCTTTATTTCTAGCCTCACATAATTGAGCAATCTCAATATCTGTTTTTTCATCAAAATGAGCACCTCCATTCTTATCAGCCATTATCTTTATAACTTCCCATATTTTAAATTTTTTGTCAAAAATAGAAACTATGTCACATTCCAACCAGTCTATTAAAGATAACCTTTCCGTATTCTCTCGTGTTGCTTCTAAGGTCGTTGTAAATAGATGATCATAATATTGGTATTCTTTATTTGCATATTCTTTTTTACTTATATATAGACTTAAATCAACATTCAATGCTTCCGCCAAATCATAGCAAATTAAAGCTCTGTCTCCTTTCAATTTTCCATTTTTATCATGAGGAAGAATAAACAGAGCTCTCAACTGCACTGATAACGATAAAAAATAGTGCTCTTTTCTTTGCCTTATCATATCCAAAGAATCTCTCACTAATTGCATTCCTTTCAAAAACTCCAAATAACGAAACCGTGATGACTTCAATGCAAACATATATTTATCTTCTATTTAATGATACAATTTTCACATTTGATACAAAGATAATATTTTGCTCTCTAAACCCAATAAATAAACCGCTCTACCCATCTCAGACAAAGCGGTCTACACAACTAACTAAACTATTACTATGAGAAAAAAGTACTATTTAATATTCCTGGCTATCCATAAGCCCAAACAACCGAACAGAATAACAATCAATCCAAATACCCAATTTGGAAAAACAGCCCTTCGATCAATCAGCACATCATCCGCAACAACCTCTTTTATACCTTCATCCTTTACATGGATAGATGTATCCGTCTCCTGCTTACCACTATTCTCTTCCGTTATCACCGATCGTTTTTGTTCGGAATGAATATCCATTTGGGTTGTCTTTACAATATATTGGTTACCAATACTGTCCGGCTTGGAAAGCTCTGTTATAGTTATGATACCGGTTCCCTGGCACTCCAATAACTCTGTAACTGTCCGTTGAACAGATTCAGTGATATGTACACTATCCTTCTGACTACTGACAGCCGTACTAACCGTTTCCGATCTGTAGTTTTGCTTTTTTGTTCCGCATCCAAACAAAAAGAACATACACCAAAGTAATACAAATCCTTTCATGGTTTTACATTTACATTGGGGAGAAACGAAGTAAATTCACTCTGTACGTCGAAGCAGGGACAAGCCTTTAACCATTCAAAAGGTTCAATCATACCGTTACCGTTCAAATCAGGTGAATAATCCCTGTGCCCTTTTACTTCTACAACAGTCGTATATTTCCGACACAACTCATTCACCAGCTCACGGATGGCAGCCTTTTGCACTTCGGTACGGGTATCTTTGGGATTTCCGGAACCATCCAGTCCACCTACATAACAAATACCTATACTGTCTGCATTATGCCCCGAAACATGTGCTCCTACTTTTTCCACCGGCCTTCCTCCGTGAACAGATCCGTCAATGTCAACAATATAATGGTAGCCGATACCGTTCCATCCGCGTGCCCGGTGCATCTTATCAATATCCGCAACGGTAAGAAACTGCCCTTCCCGTGATGCTGAGCAATGTATTATGATTTTATTTATCTGTCTCATTATTATCTCCTTCTATTTCTATTATATCTGTTTTCTTTCCAAAGAAATTCAAGAACTTCACTTTTACATGTTTACCACGTGCAGCAAAGTAATTTACATATATGCTTTCCAACTCAACCCCATAGATAACCAACAGAATTATAAGCGGTAACAAGTCAATTCCAAAAGGTTGCCCGAAAGCCTGTCCGAACGAATAAGCCATTACAACCCAAATGATATAACTTGTGATCTTGTCCATTGTACGTCGAACCGCCCGTGATCGTTTGATCGGGTCCTTCCGATATCGTGATGCTGCAATACCAAACTTCAGATCACCCAGCGTCAAAACTAAAGCCAGGAAGAAAAGCCATTTTGCCCAAGCGAAAAACTCGATCAGCCCAAAAAGGAATTTATCTGTATAGTTCTCCATCAGTCCCCTATTTTAGAAATTACAGGCCCACGAACCGGAGTAATACTACCTTTCCCCCATTTAGGGAACTTATCTGAATTATGCTTGATATACCGGAGACAGTCATTCATCAATTCTTCAGCAATAGAAAAAGCCTCTTTATATTCTTCCTGTTTTTCTTTTAACTCCGCATGTGAACTATATTCAGACTGATTCTGCATCAATCCCACCCGTGACAGGTTCCTGTCTCCATGCTTTACTAAGCGAGCGTAAACGAAATATTTCAGTGCTTTTTCAAGACCTGAAAATATAAATTCATCATTCCCATTTTTATAGATACCACCATGAAGCAAATTATCATAGGCATCGTTGGCCGGTTCTCCTTCTGATCGATTGACATATCGGAGCAAATCAATAAAAAGATTATCACCTAAAGCATTTTTGATATCCTGCTGTTGGGATTCATCTATGTACACAAGTATTTTTTCAACTTCAACATGCGTTGACATGGGACGAACGGTAGTCTTTACACTATCTACGTCCGTTAATTGCTTCTTAAACGGATTGGACTTCATAACTTAAAGGGATTAATGAATAGTCGTTTGTTTGATTAACCGGATATGTAAAATGTGAGAACACTGATCGGAAACTTTGTTCCATCAGGACACGTTCGTCAATCGTCATAGCATTATAGAAATTAAAGGCATCATTAATAATGTCGTTTGAAAACCCCAGTGCTCCGGAACGAATGCGGTAAAATACCTCCTGATTGAATGCTGCATGTATTTCCTCCGCTACAGCATCCTTTGTTACAGTAAAGTCTTTATCGAAGTTCTTGGTTGGGAACTCGACAAATTCTGGTTTTTCGTCTCCATCATCAAGCCCTACGCCTATAATTTTGCACGCTTCCGAATCTCCCTGAAAAGCCTTAAATTTTTCAGCATCAAAACCGTTCTGGTATTCGTCACCTTCAACCAGGTTTCCGTCTTTATCTTCAACCATAACTTTCTGACCTTTCCGGTAGACATACATACCCATCGGCAGGAAATTATTCCGAACATTACGATAACGGAGATTTGCCAGGCCTTCATCGGTGCTAATATCAGTTATAGCGCTGTCATAAACAGCCGACGGATAGACCATGAACCCATCTTTTGACACATATAACGTCTGACCTTTATAAGCTTCTATACCTCCAGCTTCCACAATTTGAGATAGTACAACGTCAGGATTGGGATTAAACACATCTGTATAGGCAATGGTACTTTTACTAGGTTTCTTGATCTTTTTCCTACCCTTCGAACAGGTCCAATCTGGGTGTATGGCGATTTCAGCTATATATCCAGCATCGTCTTCAATACCCAGTCGGCAGTCTTCAAAAGGAATATGCTCAACGCTAGTGATTTCACATAGAAGATTGTAATTTATATGCAAAGCAAATCCACCAAACTTCGCCAAATCATCAGAGCAGAGCCTTAACAAAGCATCACATGTCTGACCTTTTGTATTTACAATAGACTTGTAAAAGATGGAATCTTTGAAGCCCGCCCCTCTAATAAATTTTGCATACCGCCCCACACAGCTTTTTGCATTACTGGAAGCGCCCAATAACTGCAATATCATCTGAGGATAGTTATTCCCTTTCCCATAACTTTGTATATCCAGGTTAGTTACATCTGCAACGGGAATACGTATTTTCGGTATTTTAACTTCATCAATTGTCATATTTCACAAGTCTATTATATCAATTAATCTACTTCCGTCTGATCCGGATTTTTTTCGATCTCCAACGCACCGTCTTTATCCGGATCATCTGTTTTGCTCTCATTTTCAGCCTTCAATTGTTCAGATGCTTCTTTCAGTAAAGAATCAATATACTTTTTCGTTACTTTCACATCGCCAACCTTCTCAAAGGTCACAAAATGATCTTTCACAGCTTTTTTAGTCGTTCCAGCAATAAGCATTTTCTTCATATCAGCGATAGCATCCAATTCTGTCTGAGTCAATTCAACAGGGATATGATCTTTCCCTGACAATTTATCCAAGTAGTCTGCAACATCAGACTTCCATCCATCAGGTAGATGTTCAAAATACTTACTGTTTTTTTCATCCAAAGACAAAAATTCGATTGCTAACTCATCCGTACAGTTCTGATACACAATCATACGACTGGAACCAAAACCAAGAGGCATACATACACCTCTAGCTATTTGATATCTTTTTTCTTTCATACGTTCCTCAAATAATATTCGATTAGTTTTATAAAGGTTGACCAGTTCCATCAACGCATCAAAATAGCAGTTCCTACAAGTGTATGTTATTTTACGACATAACACCTTTGTAGCGATAGAAACGAGCGTGTCCCGTTCTTGCGGTGTTTCTTTCCGCATACGGAAACGCTCGATTATATCATTTGTCAATAGTTCATCTACTCTCATAGAAAGAAGGATTATGCCGCTGCAGTTAAACTATCAAACAAAGCCTTCGTTGTTTCATAATCCGTTTTATGCAGGAACAAACCGGATTTCGGAGCACGTTCTTCTGTCAACACAGCTTTCCAACCGCCTTCGGTTTCCTCACTGTATTTGTCATTTTCCAATGTCGTTGCAGTCAAGCCCTGATAAAAACCGGAAACCTGAAATGCAGCATCTTTGGTTGTCCCTTTATGCTTATTTTCATAGACGACTACAAACGTTCCATTTGCCAAACCATCAATAATACTTTCACAAGTCTCTGGCCCGTTGTCCAGGATCACAATTGCAAACTCATTATTGAACGTATTTACATAGGTGCCAACATTCAGACTTGTCTTAGTCCCAGTAAAGGGCGTTTTGCCTGGTACAAAACATTTATAGCCCTTTTTGCCTGTTTTCAAAACAAGGGATTCAAGAACATTCTTTTTCCCGGTAGAAAACACGCTTTTTGCAAAATCAATATCTGAACGATTAACAATTACTGCATTTGCTTCTAAACCACGAGTAACCGGTGTATCACAGTTGATATCGATATCTTTTTTTATTAAGCTTTCGCAATCTGCCATATTTATGAGTATTTAATGGGGTACGGAATTTCCATACCCCGGATTATTAATAAGCAGCATGAATAAGTTCATCCTCTTTGGTTAGAGTACCGATCTTACCCGTTGAATAGATATAGTTCATACGTTCTTTACGTTCGAACCACACATCAAGTTCTGAAATAGCAGAGCTACCCGGATAGCCCATGAGCAACTGACTAGGTGAAGTATATACAGCGCGATGCGGTAAATTCAACTTTGTCCCATTGTCCTGGTACTTTTTGGCAAATCGGTCAAATACAGATATTGAATAAACTTTTACTCCATCCCATTCAGATACTTTCAAACCATCAAACAGAACCTGCCACGGCATAATCGTATTATAGGATTGTTTCGCATCCCAGGCTAAAGCATCAGCCAAAGATTTCGTACAGAAAATGGCAGATCCGTCCATTGCCTCAATCCGTCCATCTGCATCCATTCGGATTTTTTCAAACAAAGATGTTGCAACACCTTTTGTCAATAATCCTGATTTCTGGGTTGCATAAGATGCAGTATCATTCGCTGAGATTTCTGTATATTGATTAGAGTTCCCGGCAGCAATAGCAAAAATGCGTTTCCAAAAACCGTCGGCCATCGTAAACAGAGTTGGATCGACACCTGTTGTCAACACACCTCCATCAGCATTATTTTTCGCATCTTTATCACCATACCAGGCAATACGCCACATCATTTTTCGCATGGCTTCTTCCAGTTTGGGTAATACGATGTAATCCATATACTCCGTAGATGTCAAATCACCAATTTCAGTACCAGTTTTCAGACAGTAATCAGCAATCGTTCCTTCCAAATCCTCATAACAGAGATTAAGAGGTATTTCCCAGTCTCCAAGTTCCCACTGCTTTTCGGCAGCCGGAATACCGACAGATTTGTAGGTCGGGTTACAACCGGATCCCTCGTTACCAACATCATCCATTTCTCCAATGAAACCAAGGCGTTTACCGTGGACTATTTTACCCATAGAAGTAATAAACTGTTCCAGGTTTTCATCTTGGAATACAGTCATATTCAATAAATCACGCAAACTCTCAATAGCATGATTTGTCGGGGTTAATTTCGTAAAATCTAACTTAGGCATATAAACAATTTTTATTTGTTAAACTTCTTTTTACGGGCATCGCGTTTTTCAGCCAGCTTTTTATCGATCAGAGATACCGGATCACCATTTCCACCCTGAGCACCTTGATTACCCTGGAAACCTCGCGCATCAGGAACATAGCTACTTGCAATTTTTTTCAAGCCTTCCAAACCTCCCATAGTTTTGACCTTGTTCAAGATCACAAGTTCATCCTGGCTCTTAGCCTGAGTACGCAAAGACGTTAGTTCTGTTTCCAACTCTGCAATTCGAGCATTGGCAGCATCCAACTCGTCATTGTTATTTTCTTCTTCCGGATCGCGTATTTCGGATATTACACCTCCTTCTACGACAATGGTACTTCCATCCGGCATAAGATGCTCACCATCCGGAGAAGCTGTATCACCGACCTGTGGATCTCCCTCCTCCCGCTCTACTGTTAATGTACTTCCGTCTGCAGTTGATAAATCAAGGGCAACTTTTTTAAATGCAGCCTCCGCATCTTCAATTTTTGCATAGCCTAACTTTACAAGCATTTTAGCAAATAGACTCTGACTAACTTCTACATTTTCTCCTGTTTTTGCCATATTATTTATATTTGAGTGATCATTTTTTGAAGCAGATAGCGGAAGGAGAATAGTTGATACAAAGCCCAACTCTTTCGCCTGATCCATATCTACATATTTATCTTTTTCCATCAAAGATTGAAGTTGTTCCCTGTCTGCTCCTGTCCTTTCTACATATAAATCCAGAAACTTTTCATTTTCACGATCCAGATCATCCGCCATTTGACGGAGATCATTCGACCTCATCGCGCAGCCTTTGTTTGCAAGGACAAGGGGTTTATGAATACATAATTTTGAATTAGTATATCCAAATCGTTTTTCTTTTGATGCAGCAAGCAATAATATAGAAGCCATCGACGCACATTTCCCCTCAATAATTGCCGAAATTTCCTTCCCAGTAGCACGAAGTTTATCATAAATACTCCACCCCTCAGAAATATTGCCACCCTCACAATTGAGACGAATTTCAATTTCATTATCATTTTCCGGAATTGAGTCAATAAAAGCATCAACAGTTGAAAAAGACGTTCCATCTATCCCGGTCCACATTAACCGTACTACTCTTGTTTCTTCATCTACTATATCACTGTGAATCTTTAATATTGCCATATTTCAAAATTATCTTTTTGTACAAATCTATATCATATTGTATATTAAAAGAGAAAATAAAATGAAAAAGCACTGCACGAATTTTGCAGTAATAAAAAAAGGCTGTACCGAAACACGATGCAGCCTATGAAATAAACAATATAGAGTTCAAAAAGAGCGTTCCATCTTAGAAATGACTTGATACACCTTCCTTTCACTCATATTATACTGATCAGAGAGGAAAGAAACAATATAAGCCTTCTTCAACCCGTCTCTTTTTAAACGATCATATTCATTATACAAACCGACATACAGGAAATCAGATGTATTCAAACCTGCAGAATACAGTTTTTCCAACAACTCTTTATTAAAGGCTAATATCTCATGAACTTTCATATAGTCGAATTATTTTGAATCATTTTTACTCTGTCCTGAACTTCTGTAAATTCAACAACACTAACCACAGGAACCGGCATTTCCTTTAATGCTTCAACAAAAACAGCTTTCAGTTCTGCTGTATCAAAACCACCACCAGAAACCGACGGGAATATTGGAACATTTGAAAAAGGTACACCGCCCCCAGCAACATTTACCGCGCTAGCGATAGAACGCAGTAAGGGGTTAGACATTGAGTGTTTATTTATAATACCTTCCCCTCCTTCCATCTCAATAGTTACGCCTCCGGATGCGTGAGATGGACCAGACACATCACCACCTCCACCAAATTTAGGATTCTTTTCCTTGCTTACCAACTGCTTTGCTTTTGCGATATTTGCCATAACTGATGCAATAGTTGTAGCAATAGCAGCAATATTGCCCGGGAATGGCACAGACTGAGCAGCAGCAACACCTTTCGAAATTGCCTCCGCCGTACTCAAACCAATATTAAACAGAGCGACAGTCTTAGCAAAAGCGGCCAACGCTTCATTGTCTTCAGCAAAACTATCCAACATAGAGGAAAAAGCATCCGTAATTGTCGTGACAGCCGCCATCTGAGCAAGAACCGCTTCATTCTCTGCATTAATACGGGCCTTTATAGCATTCTGTATATTTTTTTCACCCTGTAACTTTGCATTTTCATAAGCAGCATCCGATTCATACAATGCAGCTTTTGTCGCAGCATCCATATTCACCAATACATCATACTCCGCTTGTGCCTGTTGTAGTTTCAGATCATATTCTTGCAACGTTCCTTCTTTGGCCCGTAGAATCTTATTTTCCCATTCTAAACGAATATATTCAGACTGCCTATCGAACTGTTCTTTCCGAAAAGCTTCGTTTTCATCTGTAATCTGTTTGTTGTATGCGGCATTTATATCAACCTCCGACTGCCGGAGTTCTTCTGTTAATTGCAAATTAGCAGCAAGTTCAGCCTGCCGGTTCTGCTCGATCAGGGAAAGACGGAGATTATGTTCCTGTGATGTACCTTCTTTGACAGAATCCAGTTGTAACTGGATACGCTCTGTTTCTTTTTTTATTAGGGCCTGGATAGATTCATCAGATAATTTTTTCAAATCAGCATCACGCTTCTGTTCTGCTAAAACCATAGAGTCATTCAATGCTTTCTTTGCTGCATCAGTTAAATTTTTCTCTGAACTGAGCTTACGTTTCAAATCTTCGATCTGCCGGTCATACTGTAAATTAATCGTTTGCCTCTGTTTTTCTATTCCTTCCTTTACCAGAGATAAAGCCGTATCTTCAGCCTGGCGGATCAACTCCAATTCTTTAGCCTGCTGAGCCTTTTTTGTTTCCAGTATTTTTCTTGAACTCTCCTTTGCAATGGAATTTGTCTTATTTTGAAGTTCAATCTGTTTTGTATAACTATCACGTTGTTTGTCTACCACATTTTGAAACAGATCAGCAAAATCTTTCAAGTCAGATACAGTACTTTCAGATAGTCCTAGTTGGGAAATTGCATCATCTGCACTCATCGCACCCTTAGATACTGCATCCAACATATCACGAACTTCTTGAGTGACCTCCTTTTGCCCCAGGATATTAGCCAGCTTCTTTTCTCCAAGTTCGATCTGTTGTTTCATGTCGGCCTGTTCCATTTCACTAGCTTGTTTTGCAGCAGCAATACGTTCTTTAGCTGATTTGGTTGTATCATCGGAAATCATTTTCAGCCGCTCAATCTCTTTTCGACTGGCACCCCGTTGCATGTTCAACATGACTTCCTGTTTTTCCAACTGTTGACTGATATCGTTCAACTCATAAGCCAGTTTTATTTCACGCTGCAATTCATCACCGATCCCGGCAAAGGTCGCTTTCATATCCTGAGCAGCCCCCTTAAAGTCGCCGGAAAATACTTTAACCAATGCACCTCCCAATTTGGCAACTCGATCAATAATAACATTAATGGCCGCCCCTAGGCCAGCCATAGCATTACTTAGAAACTCGGTTCCTTTTTGTGTCTTAGTTAGATATGCCACCAAAGAGCCCAACACCACAACGATCGCACCGATCCCAGTACTGATAAGAGCAATCTTTAATATTTTCAATCCGGCAGAAAGGAGATTTGAAGATACGGCAGCCGCTTTCTGGGCCCCGGACATTTGAGTAGTAGCGGCAGAGTTCAATTTATAATCTACTGTTAATAAACCAACCTCCTGCCGTACCTTTTTGTATAGGGGCTGAAAAGGGGTAATTACACTTTTCAAAGAACTATTGACCTTGGAAAATATTCCAGTTTCATTAGCTGCTACTTTGATTGCCTCTTCATATCCTCCAACTGAACGGCGAAAATCACCTAAACCCTGTTCCGTTACTTTAATTTCATCATTGAGAGTTTTAATCTTCTTCTGCAAATCACGTCCTTTCGCCGATTCTCTTTCGATCTGGCTTAGATTCACATATACCTTATTCAGCCGGGAAAGTTCAGCACGCATAGATTGCAAACTGCCTTTCTGATCCTCTATTGATTTGTTATTGTTCCTAATCTCCTGGTTCAACAGTACATTATGTTTCCTAAGATTCTTTATCTCATCTTCATACCGTTTATAGGCTTCTTTACCTTCCAATGTCGTTTTATTCAACAAGGATTGTTCTTCCCGAAGCTCGGCAATATCCTGCTTATTCTCCTTGATCCGCTTCGAAGCTACATCATTTTTTATGACAACTTCTAATATTACTTGTTCTTTATTGTCAGCCATATTTATACAATTGGTTCAATTTTAATTTTAAAATTTGTATTACTAACTCCTGAAGTCATTCTCCTAAAACCAATTTCAACATAGTTAGTACCCTTTACAGTATTAACATAATCGTATGATTCTTCCACACCTGTAACTGTTCCTCCTACTCCTAAATAATATGATGTTGTAGAAAATGCAGTATTAATCCTACTAAAGTAAATTTTCTCATTGTTAGCCAAAGAATCAATAACCCAACTTACCCTAAACCGCGAATACTGAGGAGCACCAAGAGTAAATCTTATTACAGCTGTTGCGCCATAAGCCAGACCTTCCGGCATGTGATACCATCCTTCATCGTCCAGTTCCCAAACTGTAGAACTTCCGCTGCCACCGTCAGAAGTAATAGTCATTGCATTGTCCTTTATATTAGGGTTAGTAAATTTTACATCTAATTCCGTTATAGGTATAATATTATAAGCCGTTGTTTTAGAACCTGACACCGGCGAACCTGCTAAAGTATTTCTTCTAACCAAATAGCTTGCACTAGACATAATGGTTGAAGAAGCAACAGCAAGCGAAGTCGCATAAGTTTGCAGACCTGCCAAACTAAGTATATAATTTATATTCGATATGTTACTACCAAGAATCATAAGTTCGCCCATAGAAGCAGGGTAACAAGCCTGTCCGTTGAGAATTACTTCCCTTGCCATCACCATTGCTTCAAATTCCGATTCAGGACGTCCAACTACTCCAGTATAATAAAACAAAGTTTGTTTCATATTAGCTTTACCTAAAAAATCGGATAAAGCCCCTGATACAGTTGTTGGGGCATATACCCCCGGTGTTACAACTGTTCCTGTAGTGTTTATTTTGTAACGTGCTGAAAATACCCTATTGGCATCCGGTACTAAAAAAACAGCGTATCCTCCTGTTGATCTTGCCGCCACACAGACAGGTGCAATAAAAGTATAATCAGTAAAATAATCAGGATTGAGCAACCTATAAGAACATAAATACTGATTGCCTTTTCTTGTCTCAAATAAAGCATAAACATTGTTTTCTGCGGGTAAGTCTTCCGGCAGAAAAAAGTCTGACGGGATGGACCCACCACCAAATAAAAAGGCTCTTCGTCTACTCATGGCTAGCTACTATAATTAAAAGGTTCGGATACTCTAACATTAAATACTTTATTCATGTATTTAATATTTATTTCCACCGCTTGACCATTCTCTATATTTACAAAGTCATCAATCATCAGCAACCTTGTACCTGCCGGAGCATCACTTCCTAGAGTAAAATTTGACCAAGCCATCATAATATATGAATTTACCATAATGACGCTCGTCTCGTCTCCCTCGTTTGGATTTCCATGTGGAAAAGTTAATCTAGGTGTCCAAGTTCCATCACTGTCGCTGATAAAGCCAAAAACAGAGCCGCCATTAAAAGGAATACTCGAAAAGGTGAGTGAATCATATCCTGACAAAAGTTTTCCTAGCGCACTCATTCCAGTAAGAACCCCGGTTGTATTGTCGAAAATCATTAACAACCTTTTTTCTAAACAGTAATCAGTAGGTGTAGCAAAGCCGTTATAGTATTCAGCAACCATGTATATGTATGTATTTATTCCGTCTACCTTTCTCGTAGCCGATTTTACAGTAGCATATCCCATAGGTGAATTTGCTGCATTAAACATGGTATATATAGGCTTGTTGTTTAAAACAGCGTCTAATATTTCGTCATAAGTATGACCATTGAGAACCTGTGCCTTTTGTTCAGCAGTCGAAGAACTTCCCACTGTTCTGAAACTACCCATTAGTAATATATCAGACTCACCCGCAATATCACCCCAAACAGCACCACTTTCCCTCCATGTGAGAACTTGACCCGTTGCCGGGTCAGCCGGATACTCAAACTTATTTGCTCCGGCTTCGATACCTGCTAACTTTTCCCCTTCTTCATCCGTCATAAGACGTTTTCCGAGCATCTTCAATACATAGCGGTTATCTGCATCTTCTTTGGTATAATACTTCAATAAATCGATAGAAGTAGAACCAATTCGTTCCCATTTCCCACTTATCCAAATATATTCGTCATACACATCATCCTCTGCCCCCTCTTTGGGAAGAAAGTAGATAATATTAGTTTCCCCGGTATCAGGCAGAACTTCAACAGGCAATATACCAACACCTTTGATTTGAGATATCAGATTCAGAACTTCTTCTCTGGTGTATGTTTCTGATTTGAGTAAATAATTAGCCAGGTCATCAACAACCTTTGTAATGAATCCGCTATCATTTTCCAAATCACTTGTTTTCGTCGGTACTATACCGGCAACAATACCTTCCGCGGCTTCTGCGGCATTATTCGCCCGTACAGCCGCCTTATCAGCCTGTTCTCCCGCAGCATTTGTTTCTCTTCTTACTTCCTCTGCTTCTTCAGCTATTTGATCCATTTCCTCACGAATAGCCAATGCAACACTCGTTGCCGGTAGACGGAGCCAGGAAAGATAATCATCTACTGTTTTACCGGTATTCCCTTCCTGCTGCTCCCATACCTCAAAGGCACTATATCCACGTTCCCCCTGCAGTTCTTTCTTTTGTGCTGGAGTCAACTTATCCCATGTCAAACGAAGATCAGACAATTGCTCCGGAGTAAAATCAGCATAAGTAAAAGCTTTACCTCGAAGCTCATTCTTTTCAGCCTCCGTTAAGTCTGAGAATTTCAGCTTCAATAACTCTACCTGTTCCGGGGTAAGATCATCAAAAGTGAATAGCAAATCTTCAATAGGGATAATGACCCGAAAAGCAGTATCATCTTCATTGTCATACTTCATCTCCATACCATTGACCGTATAACGGAACTGTGGAGTCCTACCCGTTGCCAATTCACCGGTATTTACATTATTTACCCACCAATACCCATTCTTGATGGTTGGCTTTACATCTTGAGCTACCAGTTTTTTTAAGTCAGCAACGGTTATACCGGCATCCGTACCACCTAAATCAGTCTTAGTCCCCAACAAATAATCGTTATCCGATAGACTGGGATACTTCGTAAATTCTTTAATATCCTTTGTTCCTGCCATATTACTTATAATTTAATGCTATCCATTTTATATATACCGAACCTTGAACACTTATCGCTCTAACCGCTATAAACTGTAGACAAACTCCATTTACACACAACTCAACAGGATCATCTCTGTCTGTGGCAACTACGCTCTGTGACTGACACCCACCTATTCCGTACCCGTTTTGAGTAGTAATGTAAAGCCATGAAGCTGATTTTGTATAAGGTGGAAATGTTGATTCACAAATTGTCACGATCTTCCCTTCATATAATAGATCTGACGGCAATTGTATAAAAACTTGATAGCCGGTTGCATAATTCCCCGAAAAAAGCTTTATGTTTAAATCTCCAATAAGTCTATATGTTGGGTAGATTGTTCCGGAGACTCTTACGGCATCTGTTTCTGATAATTCTTTAAATGCAACTTGTAAATATCCACCAAACACACCCTTCTCAAAAAAAACAGAACCGTCCTCATAAAGCCTGGTCGGAGCAGTATCCCTGTTTTCATACGAGGCTCCCAATGCTATACGGGGATGAGTATCGGCATTGCCATCAATGACCACATTCCTGTTTTGGCTCTGTATCGTTAAGTCCGAGAACCACCAACCGGCAATATTTGCCTCTTCTATTAACGCTAACCCTGTTGCTATGCTTTCAAATTGACCTTGAAATCTTTCCCAGTATACAGAACCTGAACTCGGATATTTATTACTGAATGAACCGGCTGATGTTTTTGCCATCCAAAACACTTTAGTTCCTGGAGTATCTTCAGTATAAACCGCATCAACATGTTGTTCCGTTCCGGTATAGATTTTTGAAGCATCATATTTTTTTCTGAATGTCAATGAAGGACCGGCTTTCCCATCCTTTCCATCAGGGCCAGATATCCTTGTAGGTACAGACCAACTACGATACAAAGTATTATCTCCTGTAAAAATTGCATCAGACATCCACAACGGATAAGTACCTGACGGAGGATCTAATGACCACCCCGATGGAGGCATTGATCCAGCTTTAGGCGTATCCGGCTGCGTTTCTGATCGTTTATACACCATATAGGTCGCATTCCCGTCCTTCCCGGGATCACCATCTTTACCATCTTCCGCCCATTTGGCATATATACTGGGATTAGAAAATCTGCTCCAGATGCCATCTTTTTTTACTCTTTGAGACACCCATAATACTTTATACTCCGCGGTAACGCTAAGAGGCGCAGAGTACCATTCCATCGGAACATATCCATCTTCCTGGCTGTTAGTTATCGCTGGTGGCGCATAATTCTTTGAAAGGGCATAGATATATTCGGTACTAGTACCATCTTTACCCCATCTGGACCATAGGAATACTTCGGAGAATTCTCCCCAGACACCATTCTCTTTTTCACGCTTACAACTCCACTCAAACTGATTTGTTATGTCCGGCCCTACCGGATCATCCGTCCAACCGGCAGGAACAAAATCCGCAACATTTTCAGATGTTGTAGGTCTACTGGGTTTGTTCGCTTCAGTTGTAGAACGCTGAAATATCCACTCCACATCTGTACCGTCCATACCATCAATCACACGGACAATAGTAAATACCTGTTCATAGACGGCCAGCCCCTCACAATTAATCTCCAGTTTTATTTCTGCCTTTTCTTCCGTTACACCATGAACTACTAAAAGACCATCAGTGACCGTATATGTGCATCCTGTGCCCATTGAAGTAACCAGATATTTACCTTCTCCAATAACAGTACTGTACCGTAATGGAGTCGCACCTTTCGAGACCTGGATTTTGGTTGATATACGAAAGTTTTGTGCAACAACCTGAGCCGTTCCCGTCACAACATTTTTATCACCTGTAACGATATCGACCTGTTCCGTCAATCCATCTTTCGTATTATATACTGCACTATAAGTTGATAAGGTTACAGAATATGCATCCTGTCCCTTCAAATTGTTTTCCAGACCGGGAACGTTCCAAACGTTTCCTCCGAAATAAACATTGTTCAAATAGATTGATCCTTCGGCTAAGGATTCCCCATTTATAACCAAGTTAGAAAGATCGCCCCATTGCGATGAAATATGTTTCCCAGGATTGATCTCCCATGTACTGACATTACGAAGATATCGCTGATAAGTCCTTGTTGAATAAGCGGAATGCTGCCGGTTCTTCTCAATAGGATTACCGTACACGGCAAATTTCATAGCCATGCTGGGGTGAACCGTTGTTCCAGGTTTCAGCTCATATCTGAAATGGGCATTATCGATTATTTCTGTAGGGGTAAAATAAGCAGTCGAAAATCCCACCACTACATCGAAACCGGCACTGTCAACACCGGTAGTCGTTGCATTACCGGTCAGGTTATGGAATATGCCACGACAAAAATCATTCACATGTAATCCGGCAAGTTCACCTTCTTCCAGTTTCAGCTTCACGATCTTATTCTCCGTATCGACAGACTCGATCAAACCGAAAGCGATAGCATTCCAAAGTTCACCCGACACAACATCGATACGGTTAAAACGCAGTTCTGGTACTTCCAAGAACTCCCATAGCTGAAGGCTACGCATTTCACCTTCCCCTTTTTCATTTATCCTGGCACCGGAGCCATGAAAGCCGCCAACATAATTGCCAAAGGTGGCACCTCCTTTAAAGGCGATTGGATACTCTGTTAAATCCGGCTTGTCTTTACGAAGGAATATATCCTCACTATCACTCTGAATATTATCCTTGATAGTTTTTACAGAGACCTTTCTTGCATCCCCCTCTCCTATATCAACAGGCAAATACATATCATTGGTCACCGTCCCGGCTTCGTCCAGTTCCCGGATCAGTTTTCCATCAGTAACAGTAGACGTTGCGGTAGCCAAAGACATGGCCGTATAAAGAGCAATGGTAGTAGGTGAAAATTTCAACGGTGTTGTCGGATTTACCAATATGGCATTTCTCAAAGATGTTTCACCCTCTCCCGTTACATCTACACCATCAATAAGAGCCAATTCCAAATCTGCTTTACCGGCCTCTGTATAGTTATTTACCGATAGCAACATGTAATAATTACCATCTGCATACAAAGGTTTACAAAAAGACAGGTTCGGGAAAAAGGTCGGATCAAGTTTTGCCTTTCGATATGAAATTCTTGGTTTATTTGCGTAAACACCTAAATACCCCGTCCAATACTTACGAACCAGGTTGTCATATTTCAAAGGTTCAAAAGTGAATGAACGAAAAACAACCGTCTTCGAATCTGCATCTATCCATTTCCCCCACACTTTAAGAGATTCCGTACCATTTTCTAGCAACAATCGACATTTAGTTGATTTGTTCAAAACATACTCAACTTTATTATCTTCGATTTTGCGCGTATATAAGGCAATATTTTTATCTGTCGCTGCATATGGAGATTGATACACAGTATTCTCCTGTTTATCGTAGGTATCCGCAGTAAACGTATATGATGCGAATGTTTTATCAACCAGATCATCCTCCGCGTACTTCAGTACATTCTTTTTAGTTAGTCCATAGGTATATTCCAGCTTATTATCTTTCTTGTCGATAAGCATCTCTGAAATATTGATCGCTCCGGATTTACTTAAGATTACATCATCTGCATTGTAAAACGAGAGAACACTACCTTGATATTCTACCATCAAACCAAATACCCCCATGACAGACTTAATAAAATCCATCGCCGATATGTCCGGCAAATTTTCTCGAATTGGATAATCCAACAAGAATGCAGTTTGGGAATAATCCTTTTCATTCTCCGGAGCAAAAGAGATAGTTAAGTCTATTTCAAAATTCCCAGTCCTAAAAGGATCGTAAATACCAAAACAAATATCACCTGCACCAATATTTCTATACTCATCAATATCTTTTGATGCACTTTCAAATATATCAAAGATTGGCGCTTCACCTTCCTTAAACTCTGTAGTGATACTGAATATACCAAACTTCCATCCGGTAGCCGCATTATTCGCTTTTATTGTACCTTTTATCCGATATCGTCCACCTAACGGAATTTTAATAAAAGTTACTGGCATCGTACGATACATGAGATCATACAATTTCTGATGATAAAGAGCATTTTGATAGTTCAAATCTGGTAATATATCATACTTTTGTCTACCTGCGATCTGATCAGATGTAGTAGTCCCTCTAAGGCGAAAAGCCAGGTTGTCCGCAACCTCTTTACTCCCGTTAGTAGAGGGTAACATCAACCACATTTTCTCAATTACCGAACGATAGGCATTATTCATTACAAACGACTGCCCCACTATCATATCAAATAACATTGAGACCTTCACCGCCGGACGCAAATGTTCGGGGTACTGCGCTTGCATGCCGTCCAACTTTGGGACCCAGGTAACAATATCATTTTCAGTCACATTATAGTCCCAGGGGATCAAACCGCTATCCGGTAAAATATCTTTCAGTTTGTAATCATTCAGAAGAGTCAAGCGCTTATTTCCTCCAAATTTGATAAGGACCTCTATTGTTTTACTGGTCGATTTAACAACAGCAACGCCATCATCAAACAGAGTAATACCGCCCCTGATAACCTTTGCTGTATGTTCTACATGCGGAAAGTCTGTTTCAACATTCACTTCTGTTGAGTAACTAAACGTCTGAATGTTGTGTGCCGTTTTAGGAAGTTGGATAGTGTATGAATACCCAGACAATATTGTCGACATATCGGCCGGCTTGCTCACAGCACGATTCAATACGATACCCGAACCGCCCTCTGGCAAGTCAACCTCTATACCATCTATGTAAAGTTTATCTTTCATTCGGCAATACAATTGTTATGTCAAAATCCTGCAATGCAGCTTTTGTTCGTTTATACTCCTTTACTTCGACCTCCACATTATACCACCCATCAGGAACAGAAGCCTGCACAATGGCACTTTCCTGTATAGCGGTAAAACTCTCAAATGTTTCCCGGTCCAGCATAGCAGCAAACAGGGTTATTTTATTTATCTGATCAAATGCCAACTTATAAGTCAATCCTCCGATACCAGCCGTTTGAATATTCTCCAATTTCCGGCTGTCCTGATAAATACAAAATTCGTATGAATCCAACTCACCGCGACGGCTAATCCAGCGTAATGTGATATGTGCTCCGTCTCCGGAAAAACTCACTACCTTATTACTTCCATAGACAACTTCAAAGATTCCAGAAGCAAGAGATACCCCGGCTTGCACCACGGACCAGGCTACATTCTTCCGTACCGTTCCATTTGACAACGCATCAATGGTAAACAATGATTTCAACAATCCCGATGCATCAAACACCGCTGTATTTGCTATTGCTGACACTTTTGTCTTTACTCCTTCAATAGTGATATCATATTCCCCTGCCCCCTCCATTGTGAAAAGAACCGGATCAAAAACATACTGCGTATCCGATGGTGCGTTTACTGTTGCCATTTCATTTATTCAATTTTATAGATTCAAACTCCATTCTCATTAAAAAGCCGACACGGTCTTTTATTCGTGATATCGTTTCCGGTATTTCAGCCGTATATACATCTGTATCTGCTCCCCTCCGGTAAAGTTGTGTTCCTTCCCTGGCTATTTTACGAGAAACCAGATAAGCAAAAGAATTGCGCTCTGACTGGCTATCAAAAGAGATACCTTTATCAATTACCCACTGCTTTATAATCTGATAAAATCCGACCGGAACCTTACCCGGTTTACGCCCTGTCTCCAACGTACCAAAAGCCATACGACCAAACAATACTCCGCGATTCTCAGATACATCGGTACGCATGGATTCAGATGTACACCCAGAAGCTCTACGACCAGAGCTATCAATATTGGAAATAATTCGCTTCCGAAGATCTTCCAATTCTTCAAATACTATGTTCTGTACTTCTTTCATAGATTACGTTCACATATTCCTGTTATCTCTTTCAACACCACTTCAAAGACAATACCGGAGGTAACAGTATTGAGTTTATTATATGCAACCTGGTATTTCATCACTCCACCCAAAGGTTCAAAGTTTCCTGTTTCGTTCAACTTCACAATGAATCTCATTGCTAATGATTTCATCCGGTCAACGACACAGTCATTATCCAGACCGTTGCCATTCAGCTCTACTTTATCTAAGAAAGCCAGCATCCCGTTCTGGTTGTCACGGATATTTCCATTCTTAAAGTCCAGTTCTCCAGAAGCAGGAAGAACATACACAACAGCCGGAAGCGGTGTCCTATCAATTTCCACATTGGCCTGGGTCCAGTCCTCAAAAACGAACGGTACTCCTAGTGATTCAGCAACCTGTTTCAATTTATCCTGTACCGTCATTTTTTCTCACTTATTATTTTGTTTAACCTCCTTTGATACATGCCACTGTCATAATCAATTTTCATCATTGCATATACACGCCTTTCCGGTAAATCGAATACCGCTTCATGAGATATGGATAGACGTTGAGCAATCCGATCGACAACACCAAAAACACCATGGTCAATCCCATAAAATCCGGCTCTGACTTCTTCCGGTGTTGGTTTGTACTTGAACGTGTTTTCATCACGTACCGTCATACGTTCCAATTCCCGGTAAACTGACAGGCCAAAATTGTAAACAGAAATAAAAGGTTTACTCATCACCTCCTTTTCATTCAAACCTAGCAGCACCTTTTGAGGAATAAACAGAAGCTCAGACCTTGTGTTTATAGTAGACAAGTCAATACGCTGACCGTAGGTAAGCTCTGGTATTTTCTCCGGTGAATATACCGTTTCCAACTGATCCCAAAAGTCCACTCCTTTTAGCATCAGAATCACATTTTCAATAGTAGTCTTACTCGTTATCTTCATTACCAGTTATATGTTGAGTTACCCGTACGCGGGGCAACAAGTCTATACATTCCCATTATCAGCATATCCAAATAATCCGGAGACCGCTTAATAATACCTTTCATTGCTTCCTTGCTGATGATATCCTTTTTCCGGGTATCCTTATCTACATTCGCAGCAATCAACAGTTGTAGTTCTTCAGCAATGAGTTCCGCCTGATCCGGTCGGCAAATGATCTGTAACTGCCGTTTGTCTATCATTTCAGCCAATTTGTATGCACATTCGGCTTTCAGGTTCGCATATTTATTCTTGAATGCAGATGCACCATTCTTGAACTCTTTGATCCCGTTCAGATAGCTCTCCAAATAACTTCCTAAACCATCACTATCCGCCACCGTCTGGGACCTGCCGACACCATGCATAACCATGAGCTTTCGCAAATCCGTTTCAATCTCCCGACCTGATGATTTGTCTTTATCAATCTCGATTGAAACACGTAAACCTTCCCAGTAACCAGCGACAAAGTGATCTCTTCCTTTCATTGCCAAGTCGGCACTTATAGCCTTTCCTCCGATCAATGCACCGGTGTTGGTAAAGCAATCCATCACTGCATCGTAATCGACTAAAGAGTTCGGATCACTGTCATACTCCCATTTTCCCAGATAAAGACGTTGATACGTTACTTTATCCTCTGTCTGACGAAGGGTATCAACATAGTCTTCTGTGACAAACGGGTTATCCTGTACTAATGCCGGTATGAATGCATACGGTACTTTGAGCTTTCCTGCTTTACAGGGCTGATAAAATCTCTTGTACAGCCAGTTCTTTTTCGGATTACAGGTTATCAGTATTTTCGACGGGATTTTATAAAGATCATTCAAGTGCCGACCTATACGAGTTTTCAGCATCTCGAAAGCCAGACCGTTGATCTCTCCGGCTTCCTCTATCCATCCCCCGGTAAATTCTTTCGATCCTAACCGTTCATACATTGGGTCCTTACGAGGATAGTAGGTCAAATCCAGATAAACGATCTCCGAACCGTTGTTGAACTTGATACCATCGTTTGTGATACGGTAACCGGTAAACCCGTGATATTGTGCTACCTTACCAAACGTTACCGATACAGAAGCTTGTGAGTCCTTTAGATTGTTACGACCAACAAACCAACGTGTACCAGGCAAATGAAAAGCACATTGCATCAACCATTCACACCCTAACCAAGATTTTCCACCACCTCCCGCACCGCCGTACAGGATGAATTTATGTTCACTATCCGCTAGATAGTTGTAAGCAAGCCGCTGTTTTAAATTTACTTTCATTCATCTGCTTGCTTTATTAACTGTTCAACATTCGGGGTTACCGGAAGGAAGTTAAACCCAGTAAACTGTATCTTATTACCGCCTGTTGTTACATCTACTTTCTGAGTACCGTTGATACCAAGAAGCTTACAACGCATTTCAATACATCGCTCAATCCCGGACAAATAGCGCGGATCACCCATGTTGATAATTTCCTCACCCAGGACACGAGTAGAAGATTTCTTCTTACCTTTCGCCGGATCACCCTCACAATCGTCTTTCTTCTCAACAGACTTCTTTTTCTGGTCCGTCTTTGACTTCTCCCAGGCTTCCCAATACTCACGTTCCAGCTTGTTGATCTTTCCAAGTTCTATTGTCAATTGATTATTAACGAAATCCTTTCGAGCCTCTTCCGATTCTTTCAATATCTCCTTAACATCATTGAATACTGTTACATGGGAAATTGTACGGCCAGTAATGGCAGATACAGACTCCGCAATCTCACGGAATGTATATGCTTTAAAGTAAAGAGGGGCAATCAACTGTTTGTCCAGCTCTTTCTCTCTTGCTTTTCTTGTTGCTGCCATTTGTTAAACCTATATGTTAAACTATTACTCTTTTAGGATAGGGCTTAGATATAGCCCTTATAGATTTGATCATCCGTCGATCAATCGGATAAACATATTTGATCTTCGTATCACCTTTGATCACTTCTGCACGTGGATCAACATTCTTCTTAAGCCATTCTAATGTCGATGTTCCATATTTTGCATTTACTGATCTTCTGTGAGTTAACTTTCCATTCAGCATGACACCACGTTCTGATGCAAACTCACCTAAGTAATACCAGTTCGTTGCTTGATAGATCACACCAATATGTCCTTGGTTCCGGTCTGCATAACTGACGATCAACTTGATTAGCGGTGCATCCTGCCTAATTGCTTTCAATGACATAGCCAAAGCCTGAGACGTGCATTCCTGTTTTCCGTTCAATGCTACACGGACTAACTCCATGACTTGCCCCTGGACCAGATTAAAACTTGATGCAATATGTTGATTGGCTCCATTAGAAAATAATATCACTCCACACCACTCATCCGAATCATTGAAGACAGAATAACCAAGCCGGGACTGTGGTACAGCTTTTGCATAATGATATTTCAAACATGCAAATTTAATAGCCTGGTATGAAGCCTTTTCCAATCTCATAATTCACCACCTCCCACAACATAGGTTATACCTTCAAACTTTTCTATAAGCTCCTTCAATCCTACTTCAAATCGCTCAAACTGTTTCACACTTTGAAATGATATCTTCACGAATGGAAGAGCAACTTTTCTTTCTGCAGTCAGTTCATCCGGAATATCTGCATCCTGATTTTCCATATTGATAGTTGCTGATGAAAAATCTATATCCCAACTATCCAATTCATCAACGCCAAAATCTTTCACAACAGCATCAAAATCAAAGAATGATGTATCAGATATGTGGTTGTCCGCTAAAGCTAACGCCTTACGCCGAGCATCTTCTGTCGATAAGTCTTTACGTTTGATCGCAATAAGTTCCGTTCCATCACTTTCAATGACACGAACCTTTAAACCTAGCTCCTGGGCCTGTTCATATACGCCATTGCCGGCAATGATACAATCATCATTATCAAAAAGAATAGAACGCCCGGCACCACATTCTTCAAGGCTTTTCCGGATCAGACGCTTATTTTTGTCATCATGGATACGGTAGTTGTTTGGATCAATCTTTATATTACTCATACATACAGATTTATATAAAGACAAATATAAGAAAAAATATCATATTGAATATATTATACTCCTTTTGATATTTCATTATAAATGATTAATATCATAACAAAAACAATTTATACCTTTGCTTACATTAAATCATTTCACTATGGATAAATATCATTTAACGCTAAACGATGTTTTAAATAATAGATTCTCAATAATTTGTAAAGAGGTCTCTACTTATATTATAAATGATATAAGTCAAAAAGAAAAACTAGACACAGGCAAAAACGACCATCAATTGCAATCCGATTATGACAAATACATGATGGATTTACTTGATATTCTATTTAATATGCAAGAATGCTTGTCATCAATTGATCATGCATATATTTTTATGAGGCACTTTTACAGTAAAGAACATTTTGAAAAATACGAAATAAGTACTATAGATTATTACCTATATCATTATGATGTTCTCTGCTATAAAATATCAACTCTTAAAGATCTATATTTTAAGCTTGTTAATTTTCTGTATGATTTAAAACTAGAGGATAAATCATGCAATTGGAAAGCCATAGAAAAAAGAGAAACGATCATAAATAATCCTTTTTTATTCCATCTTTTAAGAGAAAATCATAACAATCTTTCTATTATTGAAAATCAAAGAAATAGATCTGCTCATGAAGGAAAAGTTGAACATGAAGCGTTTAAAGAGATTAGTCCTTATGTGCTCTTAACCATGTATGCCGAAACAAAATTCACTAATGTTGATAAAGAGTTGATGATCACTAATGGGTCATATTTAGAATCAAAGCTCAAAAAAAGTCAATCCATTTTTTTTAAGGAAGTTGAAATTTATCGCTATAATTCATTTATATTTACTCGTTGCATTTTATGTTCATTAGCTGAAAAATTCATACAAACGATAAATAGTAAAACAAAAAACAAATACTTAGATATAATAAAAAAAGCAGAATTACAAATACAAAAAAATAGAACTGATAAAAATTGTAATATCAATGAATGCTCTAATAATTTAAAAATAAAGAATGGTTATACTTGCTCAATCTAATTTCAGGTATTTTATTACCAAAACAGAATCAATCATAGGCTTAATTTTAGTTTACTAGTGAAAACCGATGTCAAGTTAATGTCTGAAGCTCCTTGTGAATCACCAAAGAAAAAAATCGTAGTTTGCATTAGCATTTTCTACCCAATGTCTATTTGATCATAACCTGCATGAATATTAACGCATACATCTGAATATCAAATTCCGTATTACAAAATACAGTTTCAGACTGACATGTACTATACTTTTAGTTACTTGGACCAAACAGGCTTATAATTCTTAGCCTCCCGAGAAGTCAATTGTTTTTTCATGTTCAATTTTTTCTATATATGTTTTTATTTGTCAAATTATTACTTTACTTTTGCTATTCCTGTAAAGTCCCTCCAGGAATTAACTAGAAAAAGGGCATTTCCTTATATGAATAAATATGATTTATTCATTGCAGCCTGCAAAGGAGCTGCAATAGTTGGAGAATTTGTCTACCTGTATGGTAGAGGAGAGTTTTCATCTGCACGAGGAGCTTACAATTATTGTAAACGTACAGGTGATACAGCTGGAGAATTGGCTATTTACAATTGTGTTGTAAATTACAAAGGCCAGAAAGTGTATTAATCTTTAGAACCCCGGAGAGAACAGGTTTCTCTCCGGTATTCTAGTCAAATATAAAATGATTTTATTGTAATTATCTGTATCGTATTCAGATTTTATGTAATAACTATGTCTGTTATTATTGAACAATTAGTAAATTGTAATAATCAACAATAAAATCTACTTATTTTTTTATTAAGTAAACCTCTATTGTTTATAAAAAAACATTAGAGGTTTACTTTTTTAGTTTCAAATTATAGTTCATCAAACTCTTTTTTAAAGTTAATCAACTGTTCGGTGATATAATTTTTTAACACACTAATCATTTTCTCATTAAAAGCAACAAGTATATTAACTTTTTTCACCATTAAATAATCATCAAAAAATAACCATCGTACTCTATTTTAACAATTGGATTTATACTTTTCAGATCAGACCTAGAGTGACTACGAATATCATCAAGTTCATTAATATCATACCCAAAGCATCCCAATACATGATTACATGCTTTTATATTTTTATTGAGATTATTCACCTTATACAATTTATTATCCTTAAATTAACTTATTCAATTACATTCCAGCCAGTTTCCATAATAACACAACCACATTTACAACATGTATGTATATACGAAGAGAATGGTTCAGTTAGATGATTTTCTAAAACTGTTTCAACACTTCCACACTGCGGGCACTTTATTTTTACTTCTTTAAAACCTTCAAACTCCCAAAGAGAAAGTTTTCCTTTAGCAAGTATTGGTGTTTGATATAAGACAGCATTCGCTAGTACCCAGTTCCAGACTTCTTTCTCCGCCCAAATTGAAGGATGATTCTGTACACAGTCCACGACCTCCACACTACCAATGATTGTACCAAAAGGAAAGTTTCCAAGCATACACTCTTTAGCGATTGTAGAATAAGAGAGTTTCATCTGTTCGTCTGTGAAATCAACTTTAAAGTTTTTACTATATGAAGCAGACGCATGGATCAGGATACACCCACGGTAGTTTGTTCTCCAGGTTCTATTCTCAATGTCTTTTATTCCGTGAGCAATTAAACTAGCCCACGGTTGTTTTATACTTAATGCTTTCATGACAACTCAATATTTACGCCGTCAGCTTACGACGGATTAGATTCATATTCTTTTTCACTAGTTTGATAATTCGATCATGATACTCGCTTATACCATTACGGGCGGCACGGGACTGAAGTACAGCAAACTTTGTTAATGAAACTTCTATTGTTTCAAGTCGTTTGTCCTTTATACGAGCAGACAAAAGAAGAGAATCTGGCTTCAAATAATATTCATTCGTAAAAACACAATGATGCATAGCATCCCCTTCTTGCATTACTTCATTAACACTCTGAAGAACTGAAATATGAATCAAATCATCACCAAACTCTATCCCGAAAAACTTAGCTTTCAACTCCTGATACGTTTTTTCATCTTCAATTGCCTTTCTTCGTTTACGTTCAATTCTTTCTCTCTCTTGAACTCTGCGCTTCCGATCAACTAATCTATCGTGTTCTTTCTTAACATTAGCCGGACATACATAATGAGCATTTCGCAAATCCTTTTGAAAATAAGAGAGTAAGTTTAGGTAATCAATCCACATTTCAACGTCTTTAACGATATACTTTCTTCTCAGACATATCTTAATAGATGGCCAATGATCACTAACTCGATAAGGATTAGCTACGCAATATTGCAGTAAATTGTATTGCTTTGCCTTCAATAACGTTTCTGCTTTCGGGTTTTTAGGGATATGAATAATAGCTTCAAGAGAAGTTATCCCTCGCAATCTATAATCTATTCCATAACGTTTCATTTCCGGCCAAAAACAGGAAGATGGATGCAGTTTATAAGGATATACATCATATTTGCTAGTATAAGACTTTTGCCTGATTTCCATATACCCGTTCCAAGAATCACAATACCAATTGATAGTATGATTTCTAGCTACAACCTCACGCTTTCCATTCGATAAAATCCAGTGTTGAAGAATTTCTTGTACAAAATACCTAGGCTGCTCTCCTGTTCTATAATAAGCATAAATATCAAAATTACGAATCACTTGAAATTCGCCATGAAGTTCAGCGATTGCCACATATACACGCTGTTTATCAGTTGTCTTTCGAGATTGCTCAACCGATAAATTAGTCTGACAATGAGGACAAACAACACGTTTATGCTTAACTAAATCAGGTGAAAACGTCTGGCCGCAATCCATACAAACAACCCTTTTCTTTGTCGCATATCCTCTATGTTCCAGACAATCTACTTTAGCCCATGAAAGCAACTTGTTTTCTATATCGGATAATGATTCACTCAATCTCATTACCTGTAACTGTAATTTAGTTCTCGGTTTCATAGCTTAATCAAATAAAGATAGTTGTAACTTACTTTCTTCTCTCTTAGCTTTCGCTCTCTTAACAGACGGTTGATTAAATACCGACAACTGAACTGCTTCTTTCTTTGGCTTATCAACTGGGCGAGTGTTAGAAACTCTGTGCCTTCCAGAAGCATTTATTTTAATATTCTCTTCATCGTAATAGTGTATAGCTAAGCCGAACACTTCATCATCAGTCATTACAACCTCATTGCCACGCTTACGTGCTTCGCCTAAAATATAGCGGCAACATTCATCAATGTTCTTCTTTGGGTTAGCAAACTTCGGAGCGAATAACGTATCCTCTGCTACCCGTTGTTTCAAATAATCAGCAATTACTTCATTAAAGCTTTTTGTTCTCATAGGATATTATTTTTAGTTTAGTTATCTTCTACTTTCTCCGTTCAACTCAATCAGGTTGAACATTTCACCACGTCGATCACGGATATAATCACCGTACTTACGCTCGACATCATTCGGGAAAAGGTTTGTTGTAACATAGGTTTTCAATCCGTACTGTTGCCAATAACTGTACCGAATGTGAAATATATGCTGCATCACATTTAACTCATTACCGAAATATTTCGCCGGGATCGGTTCACGGCCGAACTCATCGAAACACATATCAACTGGCCCCAATGAAGACCATCCGGCATTATCCAAATACCGACTCAAATCTCCATGCATAGCATATTCAGCCGTGATTTGACTACACACACAAATTCGGAACCCTCTTTCCAGTATTTGCATAAACTTGCTGAAAATATACATCAGTGTAGATTTCCCAGTACCGACCGGACCGGCTAACCATAAACCTTTTCGGATATCGAGCGATCCCGGTTGTTTCAGGAAATACAGAAACAGGGAATACACTATCGCTTTGTTTCGCTCGTCGATTACAAATGTGCCTTTGGAATAGTGATCTGCAACCCGGAGAAATAATCTTTTGTAGACTATTAAATCAATCTTATTTTCCGGCATATCCTTTATGGGAGACTGGATTGTCTGCCTGAACTCTTGTATTCCTTTCATTTCGTTTTATTTTTTCGTCTAAAATCCATTTGTTTGCTAAACTATCCCAGTCAGTAACCTGTACACCGGTTCCTTTACGCCAGCCCTGGGAATTGTAGTGAGAGAAAAATAACCGTCCTTGGTTCTCCCAATCCGGCAATAAGCTGCCGGAAAAGAATCTTAATACATCATCCAGTACTGGAGGAATAAATTCTTTCTTTGCCCTACTGGATTTCTTTTTCGGCTTTTCTTCCGGAAAAGGCAAATTGTTTTCATGGGGGATTATAGGGGGTATATTATTACTTGTTTTATTTAGTTTATTTATAGGGGTCTGATTAGGTATCAGATTAGGTGTTAAGTTAGGTGTCAGGTTAGGTATTAAGTTAGGTGTCAAAATTTGATACCTAGTTTTATCTTTTTGACCTTTTCCTCCAGATATGAATTTAATTAAACCAACCTGAGACAATCGGTTTCTAGCTGTCTTCATTGTATTCAATGACACTCCCACATTTGCAGATGTCCTATCATCTGAATGCGTCCAGTTATCCGCCCAGCCTAAACGATTTGCTGTTTTTACCAAGTAAAAATACAGTCTCGTTTCACAGCAGGAGAATTGCCATTGCTCATCCAACTCCCAAAACCGATTTATTAATTCTATATAATTCATCGCTCAACACCTAAATAGTTCTTGACCTCTTTCATAAACTCATTCAATGATCGGCAGACAACGTACTTATTGCCTGCCGCCTCCGCTACCTTCTGCCAGTCCTTCTGTGAATCCTGTTGTTGATTTTTCTTATACTTCATTTCTATACAAAGGCTACCGTGACCACCTTTAGGAAAAAGAAGAATGAGATCGGCAACACCAGCTCTTACCCCTTGCCTTTTTAGATTGGCTGCCTCTATCGCGTTACGTCGGCCACCATTCGGTACATGGAATAGAAGCGGAGCCAATTTTGGGTACTGCAATTTGAACCACTCAACACAAGCCGTTTGTAAACCAGCCTCACCTTTCATATTGCATTGTGAATAGTGCACCTTCCGAACGACGATTGAACGGTGACGTGCTCGTTTCACTTTTCTTGATTCCGGACTTAGTCGACATTTTCAAGATCATTGCATCGACAGTTTTTTCCGGAACCTGATCATCTGTCCCGGTTACATCGTTTGCTATGTCTTTCTTTGTTTGAATAAGATTCCAAATGTCTTCATCAATAGTATTCTTCCCGAGGAAGTAATAACAATTCACACTATTTTTTTGACCGATACGGTGTGCTCTATCTTCCGCCTGCTCACAATCTGCAAACGTCCACGGGAACTCAACAAATGCAACTCGACTACTGGCAGTCAGCGTAAGACCGACACCTGCAGATTTATAATTACAAATAATCAACTGGCACTTCGGATCGTTCTGGAACCTATCGACGGCATCTTGTCTCTCTTGGCTGGTGTTATCTCCAACAATGGTAACAGCATTCGGAAAAACTTTCTTTATCTCCTGTACAACCTCTTTAAGAAAGGCAAAAACAATCAACTTTTCACCGGAATCAATTATGTCCTGGATGAACTCAACGGCTGCCGATATTTTCCCTCTAGCTGCAATTTGTCGGAGTTTCTGCATTTGTACCATCACTTTACCACGTTCGGCCCGTCGTAACTTTTCATCGTCAGCATTCTCATAAGCTGCCAGGTAACCGATCAGATCATGTTCAGCATCCTGATACTCTTTTCTGTTTGTGATATCCACATTCACAACCTGTCGCATTTTATCAGGTAGTTGATCCAGTACTTTAGCTTTCTCTCTCCGGAAGAAACAGGTATTCCAAAGACGCCAGTTTAACATTTCCAAATTGCTTGCCTGGCGTGGTCCACCCATAAAGTTTGCTTCAAAACTCTTATACCCTCCGAAATCATCCAACCGGTTCATAATCTTTAATTGTTGGATCAAATCCCCTGGCCCATTGATCGAAGGTGTTCCAGTGAGCAAGAAGCGATACTCCTTTCCCTGGCATAACTTGTAACAAATCTTTGATTGTTGAGTCTTACTAGATTTGCACCGGTGACTTTCATCAATAATGATGCACTTAAACAAATTAGCTACCGGCTTTAGCTTAATCGATCGGGTTACACCGCCAGCAAAATCTTCAACAAAGAACTTTTTCAATGATTCATAATTCGTAATAAATACATCACAGCATCCCATTTCGTAATACCGGTACCAGTTGTTTTTATTCCGATCATCAAGGATAATTGCATCTTTGCCAGTGAATTTCTTCCATTCCCGTTGCCAGTTGATCTTTAGACTGGCGGGACAGATCACCAATACCGGCCATGTTTTTGCAATAAAAGATGTACCGATAGCCTGCAATGTCTTTCCTAACCCTGGCTGATCTCCAAAGAAACACCGCTTTTTCAGTAAAGCGTAGGCAATACCTTGTTTCTGATATGGGAAAGGTTCAATCTTTAACCCATGCGGTGAAAGTAATTCCGGCATCGGAGGAAGCGTATAGTGAACGTCCGGTCTTGAAGCCTGAGCACCTTTTTGTACGCTTTTCTCATATCCATATTTTACAGCCCAGTTAGCGAATATGTCGACATAGGCCTTTTGAGTATATTTTCCGGGTGGATAGAAACTTTTAGGTATCACCCACATATTGAGTTTCCCGTCATATCGGCGTCCTGGAATACGCCTAATAACTCCTGTCACAAATGGGTGATATTTTACCTGCAGGTAGTAGTTTTTTTCGTCTTCCTGAATTAACATGCTGCTACAGATGTAATAGGTTGATTTTTCGGTTTACGTCCTCGCTTCGGTTTTTCAATGGAGATTGGAGTAACAACTCCGGTATCCGTATCAACCATTTTTCCGGCTTCAAACGGAACGTCTGGCATTGCTTCAAAATCCAGTGTTGTTTGAGTGATAGCGTATTTACCTCTGAATAGATATTCTTTCACTTCATAAATCACTGCCTGTACAGCCAAGTTCAATTCATTAATGTAAGGATATTCAAATTCACTATCTGATGATTCCAAAGCCTGAGCAGGAGAACAGAAATCAACTGAACCACCAATTTGAAGATACCGTTCACCCATCAAAATGACCGTATCAGTACTACTATCATTCTTTCCCATTTTGATACCGTAAACATCAGCATTCTTAAAATCATCGTCGTCGCCGATCAGATTATCCATTCCAACAATCGCAGCTCGCTGACTTACTTTATCGGATTCTTTCATTTCTGTGAGAAGAATAAAATGAGGAATCAGTTTCTTGAATGCATTTGTACAATCAATATGTGCCGGTATATCAGACTTAACAGCAATATCCTTGTCACCCTCCGGACGGAACTCTGTATAGGTAACTGTCAACTGGCGGCCATTCAATACAGCCTTTTTAATTTTAGGTTCTCTTTCTTCCATACTATCAACGAATTAATGTGTTATACTTTTCCGGGCATGTGGTCATTATTATTGCCGATCCAATCACTAACCGGGTTAATTTTTTCGCTTTCAGCAACCTTTTTTCAGTGGCTTTTACTGCTCTAATCAAAGTCTGTTTAGCGGTTTCACTCTCATGTTCATGGGCGAGATTCCCAATCTTAACCTGTTTTTCCATCTTAATATCTTATATGCTCATACCTGTTTGTAAATGAATTGAAAAATTGATCGTCCGGAGACGGTAACCTTATACCAAATTCGCTAGCAGCATCCGCCTGTACTTTGTTGAGAAACACAGTCATTTCAGCTGTATTAAGTTTCGATGTAGTCCGGACGACAATTTCCTCATTGCCGTTAATAACCACGATTCGCCGGAGGAACTTTTTACAGTAGTAATCATGAAAGTCTTGTTTCAGTGTTCCCGTTTCATCTTCCATACAAGTAAACCATAACCACATAAGAGCATTCTGATCAACAGTACGTTTCTTGACTTTCTTCTTGATCTCAAGAGCATATTCACCGTTGGCAATCAGATTGAACATAAGTTCGATCGGTTGACCTAGCCACTTGATCACTCCCTGTTCCTTGACAAATCGTGTTTTCATATTTCAGCAAAAATCTTTTTATCAGTGATTAGATCCCGGTTCACTTCCAAAAATTCAATAAACCTTTCACAATGCCGGGCTAATAGCCCCTGGCTTTGCTGATGATCGTATTTATAAAGTTCTGGGTATTGTACTCCGGTAATGAGAGGAGTCCGGCTTGTGCCTCCTTTCAGATGATAAGCTGTGTACTCAAAAGAATCAATATCTTTTACAAGACCGGAAGAGATAAGGCAATAAGGATACACATGTCGTTGCCAACCTTCTGAGTACTTTCCAAACTCATACCGGGAAGTTGTCTTAATATCGTACACCCTATTACGGTTCAGTTCATCAATGTATCCGTACAACTCAACGGTCCCGTATTTTGTAGGGAGAACAGCTTTTACAAATAACTGGCTAACAGAACCATGAAAATATTCTGCTGCCTTACAGCAGAAACGATAAGAAAAATAAAATGTTCTGTTATTATATGTCGCTGTAACTACATCGGCATTGATATCCTCTATGATCTGAGTTTTTACCGGTTTTCTATGGATTAAGTAATCAACAATATCATTGAATGCCGTACCCTTATCCGCGGCTTCTGAATCAAACGGAACTCGATTAATACTGTCGAGTAGAGACTGTTTCATTTCAGTCTCTATCTCTTCATACGTCTTTTTATAATCTCCTGTCTCCTGATCTTGATTGAAAAAATGCTCAAACTCACGATCAACATGTAGATACTTTTCAAACTGATCCAAAAGAGACGGATAGAATTTATATTTAGGCTGTTGCTGCTGTATCGGCTGGCTCATATTTCTTAGTTAATTTGTTCAACTTTAATCCCAGACTATTACATTTATCCCGGATCATTAGACCGGCTTTTAGTTTGCTATCCCAAATATGTTGCAGCTTTCCCATATTTTCAGTGATACCGTTGGCAGTTTCAGCATCAACGATCAACTCTACATTTTCCTTTACCACATCAATCAAAGCCTCATAATCATTACTGATATCTGCCTGCTTTTTTAAATATGCCTGATAACTATCGAATATGCAGGATAAGAAAATGTTTTGTCCGGTAACATTACCAGAAGCATCAATAATGATCGGAATTTTCTGCATGGCTGGGAGATTACATGTATTCTTTGCATAGAATTTCTCAGTTGGTGACCAGCTTATTGTACGTTCACTCCCTATCGCTTGCATATAACCAACCAAATCAAGTTCTTTAATCAAATCCCCTGCTGATGATCCACCAATCTCCGGACGAACAATCCGGTTTTCTCCATCTTTCTCTTCTCGTTCATGGGCGACGAAAATCAAATTCTTACCCATCATTGAACATTGGGAAAGGAAATTGATAAACATTGTCTTACGAACTCCATAACCTTTTAAAGAAAGGGAACCGTCACGTTGGCCCATCTTCGGATCATTTTTGATTATATAGGCAGACATAAAATCCAACATCTTTCCGGCAGTATCAATAACGATTGTTTTAAATGGAGATAAATCTTCCTGCAGTGCCTCAATCACCATATCCCAGTTTTTCACCTGCAATGTCGGACACTGAAAAGCACCATTCACACGCTTTACACCTCCATCAAAATCTAATAATACCGGAGAAGGGGTAGACAAACCTAATGTTGACTTACCAAGACCTGGCTGTCCGTAGATCAGCGCTTTGATTGTTGTTGAAACTTCCAATTCGGAAGGTTGTTTAAATAAACTCATAGTTTGAAAATTAATTTGTTAGTAATCTTATTTCGTATTCTCATATTTCTTTAATTGTTTTTCGGTCACAATGACCGATACACTAAATACACAAGCCCAGAAAAAGACATTTCCAGGTTCCCATTTATCTGCATTACACACGATAAACAGGCAGCCAAAAGACAGGAAAAAGAATAAAAATGATAATAGTAGTTTCATTGTGATTTTCGATTTAGGTATTGTGTTATATCACTCTCTTTATACATCACCTTTGCCCCTATTCGGGTTGGAATCAATTCGCCACGTTTTTCCAAATTATTCATTGTCCGGTCTGTTACCCCTAGCTTTTGAGCGGCTTCTTTCAATGTTATCAGACGGTCTTCAAATTGTCTTCGCAAAGGAGAAAAACGCTTATCTAAAACTTTGTCAACAGCAATCTCTATCAAATTAGCCAGTTCCGTCACAGGCATTGATATCATTAGTACCGCTTTAGTATCCATTATTATGCAACCATTAATTCATATTCAAAACGTCCTCTTATCCTCCGGGCTCTACATGCAACCTGATCCCAATTACCCCAAGTCGAAAGAAAGAGGGATAGAAAAAAGATTGCTAATATTTGCCGGGCATCCTGCAGATTAAATTCAATTCCATATATCAACCGGAAGAACTCTTTTATCAATCCAATCTGGGTAGTCACACCCAGTTTGGCCATTGCCGACTTTATCTGATTTTTTTCAGTGTGCTCCGATACACAACGTTTATCGGCTGCCACTTTTACAACCTCATGTTCTGCTAGATAAAGTACTGCATCCGTTTCCGAAGCGGTTAACGGGATCATATTTGAGACAATTTTCTTTTAAGTTCCTCCGCCATCTTTTTGCGTTGAGCAACTTTAGGTTTTAGATACGTGACAGCTTCACACAATACTTTGTATTCAGCATCATACCATTTCTCTTCATCAGGGCCTTTCTTATGTTTCATCATAGTATTAAATGTCTGGTGTGATACACCAGCTAGTTCACATATGGCCTTCTTATCTCCGTACTGTTTATTTATACGGATAAATTCAATTGCTTCTTGTGTAGTCATAATTATTTTGATTATTGATTTGTGTGGTCAACCGGGAGTCGAACCCGGTAACAAGCCTGGCAGAATCGCTAATAATAATGTACAATAGTGTTGTTTCAGTCCGCTACACTTGTGACCGCCTGCTCTAGGTTGGTGTTCTCTCCTTCATATCGCAGACTCTTTAATGGTTATTTACTCGTAACCAGCGTGCCTTCACGCCTTAATGATTACATATCATATCTCGTAGTACGTCAAAGATCGTTTTCAATGTGGACGGTACCGGTATCGAACCAGCCTCTTTACATCGTGCGCACTCTGTAATGTTTCATCCTAGATTACTGACCGCCCGTGTGCCGGGACTCTCACCCGGCTGAACCTTATTTTAGTCAATCATTAGCCAGCCTGCTTCACAGCGGTTTTTACTTTGGTAAATTCTCCATCTGTTAGTTCATATCCTATACTAAATTCTTCATCCACTACAAAGCCATACAGCTCAGCAAATTTCTTCGTGTTTATTGGTAATGTTTCTGTTGAAAAGAATTTCTCTGAATAGACTACCTCATAATCCTGATCAGCGCGTTGTACATGGACTGAAAAATATTTCTGATTAGTAAATATTGCGATCGTAATTTCCGTTCCGAAACATTCGCGTTGTACAAGCTGTACCATCTTTAAAATCTCTCTTAATTCATTCATGGCTACCTCCTTTCTATACCCAGTAATCAACGATGTACTGAACAGCTTCCGCTTTACTATCAACGTTATACTCTTTGCATGCATCTTCTTCCGTCATGCTTACTAAAGCTTCAATTTCTGCTTTCATTAGTTCAATCTTATTACTCATATCGTTTACTTTTTTATCAAATTGACTATATCAGGTTATTTACTTTTCTTATATTTGCTATTTACTTTGTGTTGTGATTATTGTTTGTTGTTAATCACATTGCAAATATACTCAATTGAGTTATACAAACAACTCTTTTGAGTATATAAATTCTTGAATTTGACTTTATTTAACACTCAATTGAGTTATGACTATACAGGAAAGGATTCAAACCATTGTTGATAAGCTATTTAACGGGAATAAGAACCAGTTTGCAAAAGCTATAAACGAAGCACCTACTAGCGTAAATAATATATTAGGGAGTAGACAAAGCGTTCCTTCCGCTAAATTCCTAGAAAGCATTATAAACTCAATTGAGCACATTAATGCAGCTTGGCTACTTGCAGAAGTAGGAAATATGTTAACGACACAGAAGCAAGAAGAGGCAGCCCCAATCCAAGACGAACATATCATGATGGTTCCACTGGTCAATCAATATGCACAAGCCGGCTATATGATGGGATGGGCAGATGTAGCCTACATAGAAACACTTCCTAAGATACCCTGGATCGTTGACAAAGAATATAAAGGTAAATACATCAGCTTCGAAGTCAGAGGTGACAGCATGGACGACGGCATGAAGCACAGCTATGAGCAAGGGGACATTTTACTCTGCCGGGAAATAGGCTGCGATTACTGGAAAAGCAGATTACATTTTAATGCCTGGGATGCCTTTGTTATCGTACATAAAACAGATGGTATTGTTCTCAAACAAATAGTTGACCATGACGTTGAAAACGGGATCATTACCTGCCATTCCTTCAATCCTATTTATCCAGACTTCAAAGTTGACCTCAGAGATATAGCACAGCTATTCAATGTAGTCAAACAACAAAAGAATAAGTAAAACAATATGAGAAAAAACACGGCATAGAATTGCCTAAATAAAAATCACTAATTAAACATTACACAACATGAAGAAAACATTTTTACTATTACTGACCATTATTGCATTATCTAGCTGTGTCACTAGAAGCTATTATGTTGAAACAGGAAGTATTGATTATAGTCAATACACAAAAGAAGGATTTTTTATGACAGAAGCTTCATCCGTATCATTCAACTATGAGCCAGTAGCATCTGTATATACTATTATATATAGTGGAGAGGACAAAGAGTGGGCAAAAAAACACAAGTCGAAAGAAAATCCATTTCCATCCAATCGCAGAAGGGCAACATACACAGATGGTATAGATGCCATATATAAAGATGCTGTCAGCAAAGGTGCAAACGGCATTATTGGTCTTAAATATCATGCAACATACGACGGTATATACCTTGATTATATCTATGTGGAAGGCATGGCTATTAAAAAGAAGTGATATGATGATTAAAATACTAAATACATTACTGTTATTGTTCCTTTTTGCTGGATGCGAAAAAAAGGAGTCCATAGAAGTTGAAAAAACGATCGATATCATGACTCTAACTCCAGAACAAAGGTTAGAAAAAGCACAAAATGTAATAATCGAATATTCCAAGAATTATTATCCAATTTATTACAATCCTTTCAGTTGGAGCGAGTTGATAGAAAGTAAAACCCCTAACAACGGTACTACTTATTGGGATATAACGCATGAATACGTTGTTAAGAAAAAAGAAGACCATACTAAATATCTAATAAAAAGAAAATATTCACTAGACAAGTCAATAACAAAAGTTGCAGGATTTACTCATCAAGGTGAATATATACTATAAGTAGATGCAATGCTTTATATCTCCTATATAAAAACTAAGAATATGTTAGCAAACGAGAAGATTACAGAAAACAGGATTATAACCGACCGGTTCCTGGCTATCATGTACCAGCTGATCGGATTAAGGAAAATAAAAACAAAAAAACAATTTGCTGAGTCCGTCGGCCTCGCCTCCTCTAACATATACCGTATGGAGATTGAAAACACTATGAATGTACCCTTGTATGCTATTCGTATGGCATATGAGCGGTACAATATAAATCTTGAATATATATTTACAGGAAAAGGAAAAATGTTTAATGAATAACCGCTCTATTGCCATCTGTTACGGTCAATATACACGTTCAGAGGACAAAGAACATCATTGCTGGGTCAACAACCGTTGCCCCGGTTGGGGCTGTCGCAAATTAAATGCGATCGGTCCACAAAACTCATGTCCGGCCAGTGCTTTTAAATTTTGGTACTCATTTGGCAAGTTCACAAACAAAAAAATGAAGTTCTGGAAAATTGATAAAGAAGAGCTACTCAAACAACTAGAAAGAGAAATAGAACGCTTTGAAGTAACCGAATGCCCGGCATTCAATATTGACAAAGCAAAAGCTATGATCGCATCATTCCCGGATACGATACACATTGACGGAGATAAGTATGTATTATTGGAGGATTCCAAAACAGGAAAAGTACTAGGTATCTCACATTGGGATGATCCGGATGATTATTTAAACATGGACGATTACGATGTAAAATGGCAGGACTAGAACCCAAATTCATACTCAAAGAGCCGAATAAGAAAGCTCGTACACTCATATATATCCTTCTCAACTGGAAAGGGAAACGGTTAAAAGTGTCAACCTCTGAAACTATTATTCCGGAGTACTGGGATAAGGACAACCAGCGTCCAATATCGAATAAAAAACTATTAAGAAACCTTACACCCATTTTACAGAAAGAGCTTGGCATTCTTTCTATCAGGTTAGACGAGATTGATCTGTTCGTAAACGATCTAATCCTTGACCTAAAAAGAGACAAGGCTGTATCACTCGACGTAATACAAATAAAGCTTTTAGAATTCTTAGGTCGCAAAATGATTGAAGAAATAAAGCCAGTTAGCTTTATTAAATACTTCACTGCTTTGGTTACCCGAATGGAAAACGGTACTTATCTAACCGACAAAGGGACAAAATATTCTCCTAATACTATCAAATCATACAGATCAAACCTATTATTGTTGACAGAATTTGAAAAAGAGATCGGTTACATTAATATAGAAGAAATAGATATTGACTTTTACAACAGCTTGATTCAATATTGTAATCAGATAGGATTCCGAACCAACACAACAGGATCTGTTATAAAAAGAATAAAAGCAGTACTACATACAGCTTTCGAAGAAGGAATAAGTAAAAACACTATATTTCAATCAAACAACTTTAAAGCTGTCAAAGAAAAAGTTTATAACATATACCTTACATCTGAGGAATTGAAGAAGTTGATAGAACTACCACTTTCCGGAACATACGAAAAGTATAGGGACGTATTCCTGATCGGCTGCTATGTTGCACAACGCTACAGCGATTACAGTAGAATATCTCCTGAGCATATCCAGATAACAGGAAACGGGAACAAGGTCATTGATCTTGTACAAATCAAAACAAAGCAACGTGTATTGATCCCCTTCTTATTTCCGGAGCTTGACACTTTATTACAGAAATATGATTACAAAGTACCTAAAATAGTAGAACAACCATTCAACCGAGCACTAAAAAAAATCGGAGAACTGGCTGGTATCGACAAAGAAGTAGTTTTGACTGAGAACATAGGTGGTGAAACAAAAGAGCGCCTGGTAAAAAAATACGAGTTGATCACCTCACACACCGCACGCCGTACCGGTGCAACAAATTTATTTTTACTTGGCTACTCCGCTATACAAATAATGAAAGTAACCGGACATACTACTGCTGAAAGTTTGATGGATTATATAAAAGTCTCATTGGAAGAGAATGCTGATAAAATGGCTACCCAAATAGAAACTGAGTAA